TTTTATAACCCTGCACACTTTGCCGGTGGAAAGGTTCCTGGAACATTAATTGCTAAGAATCTGATGTTGGCCTACAAGTGGGGTATTAAAACAATATACTATAGCCTGATTAACAAAGTAGGCGCAAAGGTCAGTGTTACAAATACAAACATACTGCCGGCAGCTAGTACCAATGTTATCAATGCCGCAGACAATGCAATATTATATGAAGAAATCGAGGACTGCGAGGCCTGTAAGTTATGATTGATAAAGAAATTAAAACAGATGTGCAGGTAATACAAGACTGTATTAATTTAATAAATTCCACTATGTCGGATTTATATAAGAAGGGCGTAGAAATTAGAATTGCCTATAAAGATAGCACCAGCGGAGCTCCAAACGGAATTCCCTGCCTTGAGTTATGGCGTGCCATCGAACACAGAGACTATTTGAAAGAGAGAGACAATGAGCAAAGCACAATATGATTTTACCAAACAGACAAATTATCTTAAGCGTAGAATGTTCCTGGATCCCGAAGGCCCGGTAACAGTTCAACGATTCGAAGAAGTCAAATATCCTAAACTACAGAAATTTGAAGAACTGGCTCGTGGCTTCTTCTGGGTGCCAGAAGAAATTAGTCTTACCAAAGACAAGATTGATCATAAGGAGGCCAGTGATGCAGTTAAGCATATTTTTACTAGTAATCTGTTGCGCCAGACTGCTTTGGACTCCATTCAGGGTCGTGCGCCTTCCCAGGTCTTTGGACCAGTCTGTTCAATCCCAGAACTTGAAGCACTGACACTAACTTGGGGTTTCTTTGAAACCAGTATTCACAGTAAGAGCTATAGTCATATTATACGGAATGTATATGGTGTACCTAAAGAAGAATTTAATAAGATTCACGACACAGTTGAAATTGCTGGTATGGCTGCTAATGTTGGTCGCTACTATGAGGATCTTCATCGTCTTAACTGCCGTAAAGAGTTGGGAGAAGACATTGAAGTCTATACTCACAAGCGATCAATATGGATGGCATTACACGCCTCCTACGCCCTCGAGGCCCTACGCTTCATGGTATCCTTTGCCACTTCATTGGCTATGGTAGAAAACAAAATCTATATTGGTAATGGAAATATTATTAGCCTAATTTTACAAGATGAACTACTACATACAGAATGGACTGCTTGGTTGATTAACAATGTTGTAAAAGAAGATGAAGACTTTGCCAAACTTTCGGAAGAGTGCAAAGAAGAAGTATATGCACTCTATATGGAAGTTATACAAGAAGAAAAAGCCTGGGCAGATTACCTTTTCAAGAAAGGTGTTGTTATTGGTCTTAATGCAGATATCCTAAAAGACTTTGTAGACTACACAGCTTTTACTAAATTAAAAGACATAGGAATTAAGTATCTAGAAGATCATCCAAAGACTACTCCTATTCCTTGGTTTAACAAACACGTTAATATTAATAAAAAGCAAACAGCATTACAGGAAAACGAAAGCACAAACTATGTTATTGGTGTAATGAGTGATGCTGTAGAATACGAAGAATTACCAGACCTATAAAGGAAATATTATGAAAGCTATTGTATGGAGTAAATATCACTGCCCCTATTGTGATCAAGCAAAGGCATTGTTAAAACAAAGAGGTATTCCTTTTGAAGAACGTAAAATTGGAGATGGTTATACCAAAGAAGAATTGTTAGAAGCAGTACCGACCGCAAGAACAGTTCCACAAATTTTCTTAGACGATCAATTAATAGGTGGCTTTACTGAACTAAGGGCACATTTAAATGGATGAAGATAACGAAACAGTAAAGATTGATTCTACAACCCTAACCTGGCCGAGCTATACAGTCGATATGTCATCGAGCGTAACAATGCCTTCAACCTATTGGTCATCACCTAATAGCAATGTTACCATTAGTACAGGGGGCACCGGATCCTCCGGGCAGTATCTTTATACCACCAGTGGCGCTAACGGCACCTCGTCTTGGGGAACCCCAAGCAGTGGTCTTAGGGTTAGTGGCGATTCAGAATTTGAAGGGGATGTCAAGGTCAAAGGTCGTAGTTTAGAAAAGATGTTTCAGAAAATCGAAGATCGCCTAGCCATACTACAAGATCCAGATCCTGCAAAACTAGAAAAGTATGCGGCCCTAAAGAAAGCCTACGATCATTATAAAACTCTAGAACGCCTGATAGGCGAAGATTAAGGAAATTATGTTATTAGAAAAACCAATGGCTAGCGGTGACGTTGTTAGCCTTAAATTAGTTAACGGTGATGAAATTATTGCTCGATTAGAGTCAGAAGACGATCGAAACATCAGTATCACGAAACCTCTAGCTATCACAGCTGGGCCACAGGGATTAGGAATGATTCCTTGGATTTTTTTAGGCAATAAAGAAACTATTACCCTTAAGAAAGATCATGTGTTTGCTATGGTTCCTAGTAAAAAAGAAGCCGCAGATCAGTATATGCAGGGAACAACAGGTATTGCCCTTGCTTAAATAAAGTAAAGGAGACAGTATGCCCTACGTACCAGGAGGAACAAGTCAAGGCAATAGCGGACTTCCTGAAGTCCAGGACGTATATCACAGCCCTAGCGTTTTTGCTAATTTTGTTAATATAGCCTTATGGAACGATCCTCAAGGCCCAGAGGCTGCTGTACTGGCTAGCATTAATTCCCCTACCTTTGAAGCTGATCAACAGATTCAATCAGTTGACGGCAATGACGATGAAGCCGCAGTTACACAGCAGCAACAGGCCCTAGTAGCTGCCGGAGTTATAAGCCAAGCAGATTTAGACAAAGGTACTAATGCTACACCGAGTCAAGCAAATACTTCGCCCTCTAATCCTCCCGGGGATATTAACACAGGAACAGATGTTACAATTTCTAGTAACATCGATGATACCCTATTATATGATAGTCCATTAACCGGAATTAAGTATTATGTAAAGACTGTTACTAAACAACCTGGTGTTATATACCCATATGATGTTGCTACTATTGCTCCAAAGAATGGTTTTACTGTTGAAGAAGTAGTTAACAATCTTAAACTACTAGTCATCAATTGTTTTGATCCTATAAAGAAACAATTTCCAGACGCATTTATGACCTGTTCTTTTAGAGCAGATATAGGGTATGCAATAAGTCCACATAAGTCCGGTTCTGCCTGCGATATACAATTTTCAAAAGCGTCCAAAGCTGATTATTATACAAGGGCCCAATGGATTAAAGATAATGTAAAATTTGATCAATTTTTATTAGAATACAAAACAACAGGAACTAGAAAACCTTGGCTCCATCTAGGTATTAATTCAAAAGGTGCGTGGAGGCAACAGGTCTGCACATTTATGAATGATAAAAATTGTAAAGGACCCGGAGTGACTGGGTTGTATGATTTAACCAATATATAATGGTTGACAGGTTGGTAACATCCTGCTACACTAAGTGAAAGGACTAGCAGATGAGTGATACGGATTCCAAATTCAAAAATAGTCGTCGTAGGCAGCAAGATGAAAACGCCATTAAAAAACAGGCCAAAATTGCCAAAGAACATCGAGTAAGTGAATACAATCCGGGTGAAGTTAAACAACCACATCGCTATAATAAGCATCATGCAATGGACTGCGGAAACCCAGAATGTTATCTCTGCGGAAATCCTCGTAAAACACACAAAGATAAACTTACACAACAAGAAAAACGCTTATTTCAAGATTTGGAACGAGTAACAGACAGACACGGTAATGGAATAAAAAATGACCAAGAAGACGATTTTCTATAAAAAGGTTGGAGGTCGATATGAACCTGTTTACGAATACGATCAGGAGTTGCTTGATGCATTTCCAAAAGGCGCTCACTT